CACAATCAGTCAAAAAAGCTGGCCATCAAGCGCCAGGATCTTTGGAGTGTTTCAAAGAAGAAAATATGTACTATACCGAAAAAGAAACCCAGGACTATATTGCTGGTTCTTCTTATATGGATACGTACAATTCAATGAAGGATGATTGGGATTAATGAAAAGATCACCAACTCAATCAGCCAGACGAAGAGAGGTAGAGCATTGGGGTGCTCATATCAAAAGAATGGAAACATGTCACGAGTACATGGAAATTGAATACAACAATGGTTCAATTACTCGTCAATACCATCGTGGTGAAAAGGAAGGAACATACGAGCAAGTTTGTGGCGGCAAATCAATTGCTGAGTTAATGAAGATTGCTCCAACAGTATTAAAAGGTTTATAATGAATTATATTGGATCTTTAAGGTATGACCCATCAGGTCGCAAAAGAAAAACAAAGGCTTTTTCTAAAAAGAAGTCTACACCTTTTAAGGCAAGTGGCACATACAAGCCACCGGCAACTCCCAGTTGGAGGGAAACTAAAGAATATCCATCAGCGCCGATTATGCCTTATTCAACCCAAGAAGATTCATCATGGAAAGCCGAAGCCTCAAAGAATTTTACAGTGGCTCCCGCATATAACAAGGGCGCCTATCAAGTCATTCCACGTAAAGATGTGGAACATATAGGAAAATAATTATGAGCGTATTTGAAATTGTAGTAGCATCAGTATTGACAGTAGGAATAGGTTGGTTTGCCATTTATGCTTCATTGGTTGCGGCGCATGAAAAAGATATTAGACGTAAGAATTATGACGCTGGCACCCATGATTACTATGGGAATAAGCTAGATGTCAAAAAATAAATTAGAAGTTTTATTTGACCGACTCAGAGAAGAGGGTTGGTATTGCGGCTGGGGATTAATGTGTTGTTCCTCATGTGCTTGGGCTGAAGTTCCATATGAACATGAGGTAGGACCATTCAAAGGCCAAGATATAGATCTTTCAAAGGTACTATTTAATCATGAACAAGACTGTGAAATAGACATTACAGATTATGATGAAGATGCCGATGAATGTGAAGTATGTTATGGTGATGATGACAATTGTCCACATTGCCATGGCACAGGCTGGATTGTAGATAAAAAAATATTAGAAGAACTCGATCTAGCAAATAGGGAGTATTGTGTATTTCCGCATTACACCTATAATGAAATCAGCGACAGTTGTTTTTGTTACGCTGGTGATAAAGAGGGTGTTGCCAATTTAAAAGCAATCCTACCAATAATTGAAGAGTGCGGGTGTACCTACAATTGGAATGGAAAAGGCAACACAAGGATATCAATAGATTGGGAGTAAGTTATGGGTAATCAATATATGCTATTAAGCGAACATAAAGGTATACTAAATAATTCTAATTTAAGAGCAGAAGTTCTTAGAAAGATTGGTGATGAATGTAAGGAGCACGTACCATCTGGAACATTTGGAATTAAAATGTATATCGATGATATGCTACTTGGTATTGAATGGTACGAAGGTAAAAGCGAATCATGGGCAGATGATGCTGCCGAAAATTATGTACTTGGGGTAAAGAAGTACGAAAGAAATTAAGTTTATGGCGGGATGCACTCTTTTCTACTCCTTATCATATCAAAAAAGTGCATCCCGCCTATTTACATTTGCCGAAAAGTGTGTTATAATATAACTATTAATAAGGAGTGAACTATGGCAGAAAATAAAGTAAGAACTAAAATGAGGAAAAACAGGGTAACCCTTGATGACAAATACATGGGTCCAGAACCTGCTTTTTCTCCAGGCGAAACAGCCGAAGGTATAGAAAATAGAGCATCGCTTTGGACAAAGGGTGCGCATTGGTATAACTATTACTATAAAGCAAAGGACTATGTTCCTACAGTATTACAGTTTGCTGAAGACGTTTATAGTTATAAGAAAAAAGATATTCAATCTTTGAAAAAGCTTTCTGACTGGGAGCTTGTAGGTGACATAGGTAAAGTTGCTAAGTTACACTATAGAGGATATGAATATACACCTCATGAATTTGAAAGGTTTGGTAGATCATTAAAAGAAAAGCTGGCCAAGGGTAAAGTCTTGGTATCAAAGGTTAAAGAAGAAGTTGATAAACCTAAGCCGCCATCAATCCAAGAAAGAACTAGACAAAAAGTACTTGATACCATTTGTGATGATTGGGATCATGTTGTTGATGGGTGGTTTGATGAAGACTATAAAAGATCAATAGATGCATTTAAACTATTTAAACAATATGGTCTTAAAGGCTCAGCAATTAATATGTTTAAAACAATGGTTGAACAAGAATATCAACCTATAAAAGATGCTTATGATAAAACGTGCGATCAAGCAGTTGAAGCTTATTCTCATGTATCAAAAGCTAATCTTAAGAAAATGATTAAGGTAATGGAAACTATCTTTAGCGATCTTGATAAGCTAAAAGTTGCTACCAAAGCAGCCAGAGTTCCAAGGGCTAAAAAGCCTAAAGCTTCTGATGTACAGGTAAGGAGTCTCAAATATAAAGTTGAGGATATTGATGCTAAACTTATGTCAATTAATCCTGTTATGATTCCTGGAAAAGAAGTATTGTTTGTTTATAATACTAAGACTAGAAAATTCACTGAGTATAAGACAAACTCAACAAAAGGATTTGAGGTTAGTGGTACTACCATCAAAAACATCTGTGAAAAAAGTAGATCAACTACTCTTAGGAAACCAGATGATATACTTCCATTAGTCTTAGGTAAAACTATAAAACAAATTGAAAAGCTAGTATGGCAAACTATAACCACAAAGGTTAGCGTTCCAAACGGTAGGATAAATGCTGATTGTATACTGCTTAGAGTATTATGAGTATAGATATTGAACAAAAGATTATGACTAGGAAACGGTTCTCCACTGCCGTAGAACAATTAGTGGCAAAAGGAAATATGTCTTATATTGATGCAGCAGCTTATATCATAGAAAAGAGAGGTATGGACTATAGCAATATGAAAAAGCTATTAACAGACTCTTTAAAAGAAAAGATAGAAGTTGAAGCAGCTAATTTAAATTTAATAAGAGTGAAAAAGAAAAACACACTACCAATATGATGAAATTTTTGACAGCAATAGTTGAGGGTATATTTAAGTTACTGTTATGGAGTTTGGTTTGCGCCACAATTATAACATTGGCTATGATGTACTACCATGGTGGAATGATATGAGCGCTGATCCATTTGAGTCCTATAAATTGTATAATGCATTAAAGCTTCATTTTGAATCTGGCTATGATGCTATCAAATATAATTTTAAATCAAATGTAACGCCTAAGTCATTCTTTAAACGAAAGGATAAATACTTCTTTGCTAAACTGGCAAAGAAATACAATGGGAACTTAAAGGACTATTACATCTCGAACTTTAAAGCTGGTCTCAGCTACGTTGGAGATATGATGGACGAAGATGGTGAAAGGAACTATATGGATCATAAGAGAATCCAAGAAAGTATCCATCGGGTGTTCTCAGTTGATATAAATAGATTAGATGAAGAGGATATAGAGTTTGACAATATATTCAAATCGGTCGATGGCCAACATCCTCTCATCATAAAGTTATGGCTACAAGAAGAAATTAGTTTAGAGACTGTTGTAATTCTTAATGCTATAATAGGGTTTATACCCCGTGAAGCTAAGCACATATCAGATACCATTATTTGGCCTGATACGCAAAGAAAGATCGAAAAGTATACACCCTTTGTAAACTTTAATCGTAGTAAGTGCATAACAATGCTACAAAAACAGTTTACAAAAGCACAATAATGTGTTATAATATAATGTATAAAGTGGATAATTCAGTAAATACGATGTTATATAAGGAGAAAATATATGTCATTTGCAAATCTTAAGAGTGCACGAGGCTCGTCAATCGACAAACTCGTAAAAGCAGCAGAAGCTGTGTCTACTACAAAAGCAGAAACAAAGTCATACGACGATGATCGCTTTTGGAAACCCACCAGGGATAAAGCAGGAAATGGTTACGCCGTAGTTCGTTTCTTACCAGCAAAGGAAGGTGAAGATCTACCTTGGGTAAGATACTGGGATCACGGGTTTAAAGGTCCTACTGGTCTATGGTATATTGAAAACAGTCTTACTTCAATCGGTCAAGACGATCCAGTATCTGAAGCTAATTCAGTATTATGGAATAGTGGCCGTGATGAAGATAAGGCAACTGCAAGGGAAAGGAAAAGACGTCTACACTATGTATCAAATGTCTTAGTCGTTTCTGATCCTGCTAATCCTGAAAATGAAGGTAAGGTATTCCTTTACAAATTTGGTAAAAAGATCTTTGATAAAATCATGGATGTAATGCAACCACAATTTGCAGATGAAGATCCTGTGAACCCTTATGATTTCTGGGAAGGTGCTGATTTTAAAATTAAAATCCGTAAAGTTGAAGGTTGGGTAAACTATGATAAGTCAGAGTTTGCTGGACAAACAGCACTGATGAATGGAGAAGAGGATAGATTGGAAGAAGTATATAACAAACTATACTCACTACAAGACTTCATTGATCCTAAAAATTATAAGTCTTATGATGAACTCAAATCTAAGCTTAATAAAGTTCTAGGAGTTGATGCTGGTCATGCTGCTGTTGAAGCACCTATGACTGAAGCTCCAGTGGTAGAACAACCTGTCATGGCCGAAGCTGAATCAGTGCCATTTGCTACTGATAATGCAGCAGAAGAAGAGGATACACTCTCATACTTTGATAGGTTAGCCCAACAAGGTTAGTTTTAAGAAAATAATAAGAGTTTGGGGCGAATCTGATAAATCGTAAACCAGACCGCTTTTTTGGGGGACCTTCGGGTCCCCTTTTTTTAATATGGTCCTTGAACGGACTTATCGATTTTGTCTGGTTGAGATTGCTGCATA